GTGTTTAGAAATCCCAGTGCCAATCCTCCCGGTTATGAAAAACTAAACAAAATTATTGGTAAAGAATACAAGTATATCTACACCGGACAAAATAATGATATTATAAAATTTGATATACAAATTAATCAATTATTCCATCAAGGCCAAATGCCAACTAGCCCCGAAGACAGTGAAAGTGTGGCTAATCCTGCAATTAATCAATCAGAAGAAGTTGCTGATCAAACGTTAAAAAACGTTGACACTGATGATGCAGAAACTACCGCTACCCCAGATGCAAGTCCTGCACTCGGTGATTTTGAAATTACAAAAATTACTACCAAAGGCGGACCCGGAGCACAGACTGTGGCAAGACGTGTAGCCGAAGTTCTTAAAAATAAAATTTTAAATCAAGGTACTGGAGATATGACAAAAATATCTCTAGAAATTATTGGTGATCCTTATTGGATCAGCGACAGCGGAATGGGTAACTATCTCGGAGATGTCTACGATGCTCCGAATGCCGGTGGTGTTGATGCTATGAGAGATGCTGCCGGCAGTCTAAACTATCAAGGTACCGATACCTATATTAGAATTATTTTTAGGACACCGGTCGAACCCAATCTAGGAACCAGCGGCTCGGGAGGTCTTTATAATTTTCCTCCCGGAGAAAAAATTAATCCCTATAGCGGAATTTATAAAGTTATTAAATGCAATAATAAATTCAGCGATGGAAAATTTACACAAACTCTAGAAGCTACACGCATGCCTAATCAACCTTGGGATTACGATCCTTACAAAGGTGCTAGCAAGAATTGGGCAGCAGTTGATATATCAGAGCAGGACGTTATTGATCTCTCGCCCAACGGTGAGTATTCTAATGATGTTGACTATAGTGATTTATTTGGAATTGATGCCGGCGGCCTAGGACCCGGATATACTGACGAAGAAATAGCACAAAATAATGCCGACCTCGGCGACTGGAATGGATAATAAATGTCACAGGTAAAAAGAGAATCAGCAAACAAAGAATCGGACATATCGGGCGGTCCGTTCCTTGCTAAAGTTGTAGGTCATTTAGATCCTAGTTTTATGGGAGGTCTTGAAGTCACTCTATTAAAGAAAGACGGTAATAGCCTAGGTGATGTCGGTCAAACCTACGGAGTTCGATACGCCAGTCCTTTCTTTGGAGCAACTGCTTTTGAATTTCAAGGATCTAACACTGACGACTTTAACGACAGTCAAAAAAGTTATGGCATGTGGTTTATTCCTCCTGATGTTGGCGTGACAGTTATTGTATTCTTTATCGATGGAGATCCTAGCCAAGGATACTGGATGGGTTGTGTTCCTGATAGATTCACTAATCATATGGTACCTGCAATAGCAGGATCGGATGCCGTAGAATTTGCCGAAGGCGATTCCGAATATTATGATGTTGATACAGTTCCTGTAGCAGAAGTAAATCGTCGAGCTAACGATCTTGAAGAAGGTATGGAAATAGATAAAATTCCTAAAGCTGTGCATCCTTTTGCAGACCATCTAAGAGAAGAAGGCCTACTTGAAGACGATGTAAGGGGAGTTTCAAAGAGCACTGCTCGTAGAAATGTTCCTAGCAGTGTTTATGGTATTTCAACGCCAGGTCCTCTTGATCGTAGAGACGGTGCTAAAAAATCTTTTATTGGCAAAGTACAGAGTCAAAGTCCTACGCCTGTTCCTGTAAGCCGTTTAGGCGGTACACAGTTTGTCATGGATGACGGAGACGATCGCTATCAACGCAGGACAAATGCCAGCAAAGGCGGTTACGATTATGCTGACACATTAGAAGGTGACAGCGGAGAACCAGCAATTCCTAAAGATGAATATGTAAGGCTGCGTACAAGAACAGGACATCAATTATTGATGCATACTAGCGAAGATTTGATTTATATTGGTAATAGTAGAGGAACTAGTTGGATTGAAATGTCTAGTGACGGAAAGATTGATATCTTTGCAGAAGACAGCGTTAGCATACACACTAAACAAGATTTTAATTTTTATGCTGATCGTGATTTTAATTTAGAAGCAGGTAGAAATATTAATATGAAAGCTTCTGCTGTTCACGAAACTGGCGGCGGAAACTTCCGTGTAGATACAGAAACTAATACACGATTCTTTGTTAAAGGCGATACAAAAATTACTACAGAGGGTGAAGTACATATTGCTACACTTATGAGCAATCACATAACTTCTGCAATGGATAATAATTTTAAAAGTATATTATCTACCTATATACAATCTAGTACCGATACTCATATCAAAGCTGGTACAAGTATGAATGTGCAAGCTGGCACAAGTTTTGATTTAAAATCCGGTGCTGATATGAAAGTTACCGCAGGAGGCAGCGGAAGTTGGGGAGCAGCGGATCTAACATTCAGCGGCGGCACAATTGATCTTAACGGTCCTGATGCACCAGATGCTGACGCTGCTACAAAATCAACAGCAGCCACTCCTACACTAGCATTAGGTGTTACAGGAAACGTAGTAATAAATCCCAACGAAGCAGAGTGGACCAGTGATAGGTACGACACGTATACTCCTTTAGACAGTATTATGTTTAGAATACCTATGCATGAACCGTGGCCCAATCATGAGAACTTAGATCCTCTTTCTTGGAAGACTGATCTAACAGATAGGGAACAAGCCGGCGGTGGTGAAGATGGCGCTCCTAGCGGCGGAGACGAGGAAGAATAATGGCAAAACTTTATAATCAACAATCAGTGGCAACAAACAAAGCTACAACAGCACAGACAAGTTCTAGCTTTACATATAGAGGTTTTAGCTCTAACGAGATAAAAAATAACTTTAAACTCTACGACATTAATCTAGTCAAGCGAGATTTGATGAATCATTTTTACATTCGTAAGGGTGAAAAACTAGAAAATCCTAATTTTGGAACTATTATTTGGGATATGCTGTTTGAAAATTTCACCCCAGAAATTAAAAAATTAATCACAGATGATGTACAACAAATTATCAATTACGATCCTAGAGTTAAGGTTAATGCATTAACAATTGATACTACAGATATGGGTATTCGTATACAGGCAGATGTTGTTTATTTGCCGTTTAATATCAACGAGCGTATGACCTTTGACTTTGATAAAAAGAATAACATTGTTAACTGACCAGTTTATTTTTTAGGGTAAATATGATATCAGGGCGTTAAAATGACTACTACTACAAGACAAACAAATTTAATTATTAATCAGGATTGGACAAGGATCTATCAGACCTTTAAAAATGCTGATTTTAAAAGCTACGACTTCGAGAATCTCCGTCGAGTTATCATCACGTATCTGCGTGAAAATTACCCAGAAGATTTCAACGATTACATTGAAAGCAGCGAATATCTTGCCCTGATTGATGCTATTGCTTTTCTTGGACAGAGTCTTGCCTTCCGTATTGACCTTGCTAGTCGCGAAAACTTTATTGAATTAGCATCTCGTAGAGAAAGCGTCCTTCGCATAGCTCGTATGTTGAGCTATAATGCCAAGAGAAATATCGCCAGCAAAGGTCTTTTAAAATTTGATACAATTAGCACAACAGAAAATCTTTTAGACGCTAATGGAAAAAATCTAGCACGTCAAACAATTATTTGGAACGACCCAACAAATCCTAATTGGAAAGAACAATTTGTTGCAGTATTAAATGCTGCTATGGCCGATAACACAGAATTTGGCCGTAGTCAAGGCAATGCAAATATACAAGGAATCCCAACAGAGCAATATCGTTTCCGCACAGCAAATAGAGATGTTCCTATTTTCTCCTACGAAAAAAATGTAGCAGGACGTAGCATGCCTTTTGAACTTGTAAGTACAGCATTTAAAGGCTCAGAAGAAATCTACGAAGAATCTCCGGCTCCTGGAAATCAAATTGGATTTATCTATAGGAATGACGGCAAAGGTACATCCAGCGCCAACACTGGATTTTATCTAATGTTCAAACAAGGCAGCTTAGAACTAGCAGATTTTTCAGTTGCATCTCCGACGACTAACGAAAAAGTTTCTGTAGATGCTAACAACATCAACAACGACGATGTTTGGTTATTTTCCTTAGCAGCTAACGGTGCTCAACAAGACCAATGGACACAGGTATCTGCCCTTACAGGCAATAATATTGCCTATAATAGCATTGAAAAAAATATTAGAAATATCTATGCTGTGTCGACAAAAAATAACGACAGAATAGATTTAGTATTTGCTGATGGAGTCTACGGCAACTTACCCCAAGGACCATTCCGAGTTTACTATCGTGTAAGCAATGGATTGTCTTATAGCATTTTGCCTAATGAGATGAGAGGAATTAACATTTCAATTCCTTATGTTAGCAAGTTTGGTACTAAGCAGACTCTTAGTATCAGTATGAGTCTAAAATATACTGTTAGCAATAGTGTTCCTGCAGAAACTGTTGAAAGCATTAGAACAAAGGCGCCTGCGCAGTACTATACACAAAATAGAATGATCACTGCGGAAGATTATAATCTTGCGCCGTTGTCAAGCAGTCAAGATATTTTAAAAGTTAAATCAGTTAATAGAACCAGTAGCGGAGTATCTAGAAATTTTGACATTATTGATGCCAGCGGAAAATATTCTAGTGTCAATGTTTTTGCTGATGACGGTTTAATATACAAACAAGAAGGTGAAAAAAGTCTAGCATTTAAAACAGTTAATAGGATCGACACTGTTAATTTTATTAGACAAAGTGTTGAACCTTTGTTTACCAGTACCGGAGTTTATAATTTTTATTTTACAAAATATGATAAAATTTTGTTTACAGATACAAATACAACTTGGACACAGATTACCAGTGATGTAAATGAAAGTACAGGATACTTCTTAAATGCTATTGACCTAACATTACAAAAAGTGGGCGGCTATACTACTAACACTTTAAAATATGTTGCCGCCGGCGCCCTGATAAAATTTATTGCACCTACAGGAAAAAGTTTTAAACGCGGAGAATTAGTAACCACTGATCCGCTAGATCCTGACCAGACTGACAGAATATGGACTAAAATTATCAGAGTAATAGGCGATGGAACCAATGCAGGTAGAGGTGTTCTTAGTACCGGTAAAGGGTCGATAGTTTTTAATGATGTTGTTCCTACAGGAGCAATAGCTTCAAGAATTGTTCCTAAGTTTGTTAATAATTTACCTGATGCATTAGAGACACAGATTGTTAATTTGTGTGCAGAAAATAAAAATTTTGGTCTACGGTTTGATCTAACAACATCTACTTGGAAGATTATTACAGCTCCTAACATTGATCTAATAAACTCGTTTGCACTAGGAAAGGCAGGAGACACATCAAACAATAATCTCGATACTAGCT